CTCCCTATGACAGGTTCTTTACTTCCTGTCACAGATCCTCCTTAATTAGTAAGGAGGAGCCCACCGCTGTTTGGTGTGAACGACAACGGGACGTCCATAACGTTCCAAGTGTTTCACATCAAAGAAGGGCTCTCGCCCTCTTTTGAGGAAAAACTTCATCAAGGCGGAAGGTCCATCTAATGGATCCCTTCTAGCTTTGGCATCAACTACGTGGCCCTTAACGAGCCAACGATGTAGATGACTATCCCAACGCTGAATTTCGTATTTAACACATACGGAATTCCAGCCTAAGATGGAAGAGTTTTCAGAGACATAGGGGATGGTTGCTAACCCATCAACTAGACCCTGCACGTAAGACGCAGCGTTCCACATACCAGCATTGTAGAGCTGGTTGCGGAGCGAGACGGAGCTTACGAGCTCTTCGGTGTCACGGTGACTGGTAGGAAACTTACGACGGACGTAAACAGGAGTTACGTTTACGCCATCATAGGCGTCCAGCCCGCAACTCTCTCTGAACTTACCTGTCCAGAAAGACTTGTTGGCATTTACTCGAAGGTTGAACCATTCGAGCTCATTCCAGACATCTTGCACATAGCATACGGGGACGATGATATCGTCGCCGTACACGCGCACACCTTCAGATGCTCTTAATAGGCTCTTGAAGGTAAGCCTGTGTCCACTACGTCGTGTGATCGCAGAGAGGATGATTGTATAAAACAACATCGCCTCGATGGGGAAACACAACGCAGAGCCCATAGACGCGAACCGGGACAAGGTATGAATACCATGTCCGGGCACGTCAGCTCTAAGAGAGCGGCAAGCGAACACCATCTCACGGAAGTGAGGTGTTGCAGCAAGCATCTCCCAAACAAGCTGACTAGAGACGCGGTCAGAAGCATCCTTCAAGTCGAGAGTAGCAAAGCTACCATCAACAGAAGAAGCCATGGCCACCTTCTGATTCACAGTCTGATCAACAAAGTTGATCCGACCCCTCGTGAGAGGGCGTGATTCAAGAAGATCAACTAGGACTTCCATCACGGCCTGTTGTGTGTATTGCACACATACAGGCTCGATTGCAATAATCCTAGGCGTCTTTAGCGTTTTAGGAACAGAGATGACCCTGACGGGCGTTTCATGTTCCGGGTCGACAAACTCAATTCCGTCTAGTTCTTCAAAGTATCCTTGATTAGGGATACAAAATAAGTCAGACGGGAAAGAGTGGTCAAGCCTCCTGTGCCACTTCCGCAATGTGAATTTTCTGTTTCCAGAAATTCTCTCAGCGGTGGCCCCAGGACCGTGTCGAGGAACAACTCTTTCAGCATTGAATCTAAAAGATTCGTTGTTGATAGTAGCTCCCCAAAGGAGACGGGCCACGTTTCTAAAGTGGTCCAATTCCAAAGGAGAACAATGTTGTATTCGGGTAATGGCTTCGGAAGAATCCGAAGACAACCCAGATTGGATCCCTGGCATAGAGCCAGAAAATCCCAATCCTTCAGCACGGGATCTTGAAGAACTTCGCTCAACGTATGGACCAGAAGTCCACGCGTTAGATAGACGCTCCTCAAACTCGGCAACTGACCGGTCGGTCTCAAGGTAAGATTCATAAGATTTCCTTTCACGTTCGTCAGAACAAGGAAGGAGAATCTTCTTGAACATAAGGCAGGCCTGACGGACTGCTGTTATGGCAAGCGAGTCTGGTTCCTTGAGAAGGACACCGGTACTAGCGTCAAACACACGACTGAGCAAACCTTGAAATAGAACAGGGAGAGCTCCATGCCTATGGAAACCCATAAAGCATGTTGGGTCGACAAAGCCAGTTGCAAGACTTCTTTCGAAGTCGGAGCAAAAGACTGGTAGGGATATCGTGATAAACGATAACCCTTCGTGTTTGACACGTCTCGAGATCGTGTTAAAGTCTCGAGTGGTGCTAGTGCCACACCATATGCCCGCATCTGCGAGCACACACTCAAGTAGTCGCATAAGGCTTTTCATCACTGCTCTCCGGTAAAACGGTGGGCTAATGAATCCATAGCCATGTGCGACCCAGGCAGTCTACGCAGCCGGCCAGTACGCGCTCAAAACGAGAGCAAAGAGACTGGCTACGATAACACCGACAAAACAGGCGACGAGTATAGAAACACGGACCTTCAAGGTCTCAGTTCCTACGACTCGCCACCAAGAATGTTGGTGACCTTGGCGCCCGAAGAAGCCGTGAGATACGCAGTAAGCGCATCGACGATTTGCTTCGCCTCAGCGACCGTAAACCCAGTAATGGGAGTATCGATCACGAGGTACGCAGACATCGAGTATTTGATGTTCTGCGCGGAAACCAGAGGGTCCGCCGCGATCTTAGAAAAATCGAGACGGGCCGTCCGGCGTGTCCGCTTCCCATAGTTATGGGAAATCGAAAGTTTGACGTTTCCGTCATCCTTTTGATATGTGGACGCATTGACGCCACGGGCAATAGCAGGCAGCGATTGAACCGCCGCATTGATAGTGACTGATTGAGGGTCTGCCAACATGGCACGATTCCTTGAGAAGATTGGACCCCACCATGGGGCCCACACACAAAGTGCCTCACGACAACTTGGAAAAACCAAGTGCCGCGAGAATAGCCAACTGCTTAGAGCTAAGGCTGCTAAGAGTTATGCCAAATCCATAAGGACTTGCGGCTACCCGTTGCTTTGTCTCACTAGTGAGCAAAGACGAGCAGGAGTAGGGAGGCCCGTTTACGAGCTTCCCACTAACTGTGTCATGCGTCTTAGTGCTGTTATGGCACATGACGTATGAATAGTCCGCAACAAGGCCATCGACAGAGTCATTAACAGCATTGTTAATGATGTCCCCGACAGGGACGACCCAGTCGATGAGCCAGGACCACGGCGTAATGTTGTAGAGCGTCTCGGGTGTCACTTCAGCACCGAAAAGTATTCGCTGCAGTTGATAAGCTTCACGTGGTTTCACTTGTAGTGAAAGCAGGTACCCGTCTTGATACTTACGGGGGTCCACTATGTGGTACCGAAACTTAGCACTGAACCAATACTTCAGGGATGTAGTAACAGTCCGAGAAGCATCTTCACCACCGTCGTAGAGAGGCGACGCGAGAGCAGGATAACTAGCTCCCCCAGCATTGTGGGAGTACGTTGCCTGAGTCACGCCGCCATCGCTGCTAATGGTGCCACGTCGGCGAACCGGCTTCCCGTTATCTTTGAGAAGCTGGCGCATACGCTTTTCCAAGTTGTATGCATTCTCGACAACGTCGAGAAGATCGCTGATAATCGGCACCCATCCGAATTGATAATTCAGGTATTCCTGACCGGAAACACGCGAAAGGTACTTCCTACCGCCATGACGGCGGAGGGCACCTTCGAATGCTGCCTTCAGTCTCCTGATATTAAATAAGGATGGAACTTGGTGAATCTCACCTATAGCCTGATCGAGTCCACCGCGCGAAGCGGTAGGTTTAAATCGGGCCCATCCCTGAGTTCCTTTACCCTTCATGGTAGAGTTGCTCTGGGATGCTCGTAGGTTAGCACCTGTATACACGCCATTTACTGCTGCTTGGGGAATCAACATCCCTTTGAAGTAGTAATTTTGTGTATTAGGGCCAGGCACACCAACCCAAGCTCTTCCCGTGGCAAAACACGGAGAGACCTCTTGTTGGATTCGACGGAGCGAGAAAGCGCCGCCGGAATTTCGGTCCCCTTTGCGGGGGGGCCAAATGTGACCATTGGATGTCACCTCTTCAAAACCGGAGAAATCGCGGTTCGCAGGCGCTGCGCCAAAAAGGACAGTATTGAAACCTTTTCGGATTTCATTACCGTGCCCTCTAAACGCAAGCGTTGAGAAAGAGCGAAATTCGGTCATAGCAGAGATCCTTATGGAGGAGTGTGCAGTAACATCTTACGTGTTATCTGCCGCCTATTGAATAGGCGTCAGGTATACATATAGCGAGATGTACCCTGAATGGAAACGGCGAGTTCACCCAGTGATCAGCTGGTCACCCCGCCGCCCCCCCCTAAAAGGGAGTTTCCAGGTGTTGCAC